ACCAACACCAGCTCCAGCTCCAGCTCCAGCTCCAGCTCCTGAAGTTGCAGCCGCTCCACCAGCAGAACCACCAGCGGTTCCGTCACCAGAATTACCTCCATCACCTGATATGGGCATGAGTGCTGACGCAGGTGTAGATATGGGAGGAGAAGATGTAAATGTTGATATGAACTCGGATATGGGAGGAGAAGATGTAAATGTTGATATGAATGATGATATGGGTGCTGATGCAGGAGATGCTGAAGAACAAGTTACATTCAAAACAATTCAAAAACTTACTGGTAAATTAACACAAAAAATTAGAACATTAGATAATGAAGAAGGAATGACTTCTGAAAATATCAAATATGTTATTAATATGGTTTTATCATCTTTAGATTTGAAATCATTAAGTGAAGAAGACAAAGATGATATTATGTCAAAATTTGATGAAGCTGAGGAAAGAGAAGAAGGTGGAGATGATATGGGAGGTGAAGATATGACCGATGATAGTGAAGTTGAAAATATTCAAGCGGATATGGATGTACCTGTTGAACAAACAGGAGCTGAAATGGCAGAATATGGTAACGGAGCAATCATGGATAGTATTTTTAAAGAATCTAAAGTTGATAAAGTAATTTCGAAATATTTTGAAGTAACAAAACAAGAAATAAGAGAATCTGCAAATAAAAAAGCACAAAAACAAATCAAAATTAAATCTGAAGTTAAAAAGAAAATGGATTCAGTTATTAAATTAACAGAAACTATTGAACAAGAATTGGCGGCTAAGAAATTTTTAGAAAAAAATTCTAACTATAACTTTATCGGAATTACTAATAAGAAAAATTTGGTGTTTGAAAATAACGGAAAACAAAAAAGAATTTCAACAGAAGGAAATGTTATATGAGTAATTTAATCTACGTAAATGGTTTGGGACCTAATTATAAGGGAGACAATCTTTACGAGTTTATTTTTTCTGATGATTTAGATGTATGGGGAGAATATTGGGAGAGTAAACCATCTAATGGTTATCCAACTCCACCTGAATTAAAATATATTAAAAAAGTAGGAGTACTGAGAAATACTGATATAAAATTAGAATTGATTCAGAACTCCGATTTTTTTTGTATGATAGATGCAATGGATGATGTTGTTGCATTAGCCTGGGAAACCGAAGAATCTGAAGGACAAAAAAGATTGGTATTTAGATTTGGAGAAACAGAACAAAAAATAAAAGATAAACTCTATGAAAGAGATTTGATTCTAGAATTTGAAAAGAAAGTCGTGTATGAAAACTAACATAAAAGCCCTTGAATTAATTGAAAAAGGAATGACAGCCAAAACTGTTTCTAAATTAACTGAATCTCAAATTAATATTTTATATTCAAAATTACTTGGTGAACAAGTATCAGGAAAAGGTGTTACAACCATAAGTAGTAAAAATCCACAAGCACCTCAAATTGCAAAAAACTTGAATGCTCAAGGTGTTAATGTTTCAATGACTGAAATTGAGGAAGACGAAACCGACGATTTAACTGATTCTGACGCATTGGCTACTGATGCATTACAAAATGTTACAGGGCAAGACGATCCACACGATGAAAATGATATGGGTAAAGATGGAATGGACGATGACTCAGATAATAATAGAAAAATGATGGGTATGGCAGAAGCTAAACATAAAGAAAACAAACCAAATCCCTGGGCTATTTGCCATTCTCAGGTAGGACCAAAAAAATCAAGAAAGTGGGAAAGATGTGTTAGAGAAGTAAAAAAACAATTGGGAGAAGGAAAAAATCCTGTATCTTTGTTTTTAGAAAACGAAATTATGAAAATTGTTGAAAGAAATATTTTACCAAGAATTACTAAAGGAGATTTAATTAAACATCTTAATGAAGAAGAAAATTTTGCAACAAAACATCTTCAATCATTTGGAAAAAAATCATCTCCAAAAGTTAAGAAAGAAGTTGATGAACAAAATCCTTCTCCGGCACCAACAACAAAACCAGCTCCAACTAAACCTGGAACTAAAACACCACCAAAACCAAGACCAAGTCATCCTGGAAAAAATCCAAATCCTGGTGAAAAAGATGCTCCAAAGGCACAAAAAACTTCACCTGAAAAGGCTAAAAATGAAATAATTGATACTATTATTAAAATGTTAGAAAAATAAAAATGGGAAAGAATTTAAAAGAACAAATAGATTACGGAAATAGGCGTGAAAGAATGGACCCTAATTTGGAAAGAAAATTAGGAGACCCTGAAAGTTTATATGCAAAAAATCCTGCAATGAAAAAAGGGACTCAAGATGTTCAAAGATTAATAAGCCAAAGATTTGGTAAAGTTGCCGACAAACTTAAAGAAGTTACAGGTAATCAAAATATTGATTCTAAACAAGTTCAAGGAATGATTTATCAAGAAATGATGAGAAAACTTCCTAATATCATGAGAATTGAAAGTGCTCATAAAGAAGAACTTGAACAATTAGCAGTTGATGCATCTTTAGAAGAAGGTGAAGTACCTGAAGATTGGTATCAGATTGATGCTAAATTGGGTATGCCAGATACTTCTAATTTTAGATTTAATCCTGAAGAACCTGAAGATGAAGAAGATGATGAAGAGGAAAATGAAACCCCTCAAATCCCATCATTTGATATTGAAGATTTAACTGATGAAGAAGAATTAGAATTAGAAAAACATAAGAGAAATATCATAAATGCTATTATTCAAGGAGCTGCAAAAAAAGGTCATTATCTTTTTCAAAAGCCATCAGTAAAAGCAAGATTAGATGCTATTGACCCTTCATTATATAGAGATTATTTAGGAATTATGGCAATCAATGATTTCCTGTATTTTACTATGGAACAAATGATTGAAATGATGAGTGAAACAGGACAAGGTATTGCTGGTAAAGTAGAATTAGGTGATTCAGATGATGAAGATGAAGGTGGTGAAGGTGGAGAAGAAACTCCTGACACAAAAATTACTGCAACAGGAATGATTTTCCCAATATTATGTCATGAAATAATCAAAGGGTTAGAAGAAGCAAAAGGAAGACATGGACATTCTAAAAATCCTGATATTCGTGAAAAAGTTAGAGGTGCTGTTGATGTATTATCTAACGAACCAATGCAATTGAGAATAGGACCTGAAATTGTAGAAAAACTTAGATTTGCATTACCCGACAGAATGTTTGACGAATCAAACAAAGGTCTAATAAACTGGTTCCATATCTTGTTATACCAAATACCTGCTCAAGAATTTTTGGCAATTATAGGAAACGCCATATCTGAAGATGACTCTAAAGTAAGAAAGGCAACTTCAAAATTTGAAGAAATTATGAAAGAAGCTCAAAATATGAAAGATGAATTTGAGGAATATAAAGAAGAAAAAGATATTGATTCTGACGAAAATGATGATGAAGATGAAGACGGATTAGATGATTTCTTAGGTAGTTTGGGAATATCAAGACCCAAATAAAATTTTGTGACTAAAGAACAATTAATTATAGAAGTTACGAAGTGCATGAGGAACACACCTTACGCACTTCGTACTTATTTACAGACATTTGATAATACCGTATCCAAATACGTTCCATTAGATTTATTTCCAGATCAAATCAAACTAATTGAAGATTATGATGCTTACAATGAAAATGTGGCATTAAAGTATAGACAAGCAGGTGTATCTACTGTTACCGCAGCATGGGCATCAAAAAAAGTAGCATTTGCCAAAAAAAGTAAGCCAGAAAAAATTCTAATCATTGCCAATAAATTGGATACTGCCGTAGAAATGGCAAATAAAGTTAGAGGTTTTACAGAACAATGGCCTGCTTGGGTAGGCATTGGATTCTCACAAGAAAAAAACTCACAAAGACATTTCAAACTCAATAATGATTGTGAGGTTAAAGCCGTTGCGACATCAAAAGATGCCCTTCGTGGTTATACCCCAACCATACTGATATTTGATGAAGCTGCATACATTGAAGCAGACAGTGATTTCTGGTCTGCTTGTATGGCCTCACTATCTACGGGTGGTAAGGTTATTGTTGTATCCACACCAAATGGATATGACCCAATCTATTATGAAATTTATGACCAGTCATTAAGAGGAATGAATGATTTCAAAATCTCTGAAATGTACTGGTATAAAGACCCAAGATATACAAAAGATTTGTATATGGTTAAAACTCCTGATTTAGTTCATTTTTTATTAAACAGAGAAGAGTACCCTAAAGATACTATTGTTAGTTTACATAATGAAAATCCTTATGAAAGAGATTTAGAAGTAGTTAAAGACTATATGGACCAAGGATACAAACCATGTTCATCTTGGTTTGAAGGAATGGTTAAAAAATTAAAATTTGATAGAAGAAGAGTTGCCCAAGAGTTGGAATGTAACTTTTTAGGTTCAGGTGATAACGTATTTGATTCTGATTTAATGCAGAACATTTCCAAAAATCAAGTAAGAGAACCACAAGCCAAAATGATGGGAGGAAATCTTTGGATATTTAAAGAACCTGAAAACGGACATAAGTACGTTATGGGTGTGGATGTATCCAGAGGGGATTCTGAGGATTTTAGTTGTATTGAGATAATTGACTTTGATACAAGGGAACAAGTTCTTGAATATGTCGGAAAAGTCCCACCAGACGTAACTGCAGAGATAGCCTATAAGTGGGGAACAATGTATAATGCTTATTGTGTGGTAGATTTAACTGGTGGAATGGGGGTTGCTACTGCAAGAAAAATGCAAGAATTACAATATGCTGGTGGAATGTATGTTGATAATATTGATACAAGTAATAAGTGGAAATACGATCCAAAATTAAATGAAAAAATTCCTGGTATAAATTTCAATAATAAAAGAGTTCAAATTATTGCTTCTCTTGAAGAAGCGGTTAGACATGAATTTAAAGTTTATTCACATAGATTATATAATGAAATGAATACTTTTATCTATGTAAATGGAAGACCTGACCATCAAAAAGGTCATCATGATGACTGTATTATGGCAATATCTATGGCAATTTATGTTGCAGAAAAATCTTTTCAATCTCTCACAAAAGTTGTTAATCATACAAAAGCTATGTTAAATTCTTGGTCTACAGTGGTTAATGAAAATAAAAATTCTTCAGAATTTTTTAATCCAATGGTCCCACAAATGGGACGAGATAGTAGACAATATAACTCTGGTCCAACAAAAAAAGACTATGAAACATATGGTTGGTTATTTGGTGTTAAATAACTATTTATATTATTAAAGTAACAACTTAAAATTACAATATGAGTAATCAAAATCTAACCGTTTGGCAACGTTTGTCCAAAACTTTTGGGCCAAATTCTTTGTTGAATCAAGATTATCCAACTTTTAAGTTTGATAAAAAAGAATTATTGCGTACCCCTAATCGTGATGAATATGAAAAGGAAAAATTACAAGCGCAACAAACATTTTATTTATCAGGTCAATGGGCAAAAGTTGAGAATAATATGTATTCTCAGGCAATGTACTATGAGCCAACAAGACTTTCTGCTCAGTATGATTATGAATCAATGGAGTATACTCCTGAGATTTCAGCAGCATTAGATATCTACGCCGAAGAATCAACTACAACAAATGAAGACGGATTTATTTTACAAATTTATTCTGAATCAAAACGTATTAAATCTGTATTGGCTGATTTATTTAATAACTCTTTGGATATTAACACCAACTTACCAATGTGGACAAGAAATACTTGTAAGTATGGTGATAACTTTGTTTACTTAAAACTTGACCCTGAAAAAGGTATTGTTGGAGTTCAACAACTTCCAACAATTGAAATTGAAAGACATGAAGCAGGTGCAGGCGCAAAAATAACAGTTAATATTGAAAAACCTGAAAAACCAAAAGCATTAGAATTTACTTGGAAAAATAAAAATATGACTTTCCAATCATGGGAAATTGCGCATTTTAGATTATTAGGTGATGATAGAAAACTTCCGTATGGTACTTCTATGTTAGAAAAGGCAAGAAGAATTTGGAAACAATTATTATTGTCTGAAGATGCGATGTTAATTTATCGTACATCAAGAGCCCCTGAAAGAAGAATGTTCAAAGTATTTGTGGGAAATATGAATGATGATGATGTGGAAGCATATGTTCAACGTGTTGCCAATAAATTTAAAAGAGAACAAATTGTTGATAAAAATACAGGTAATGTAGATATGAGATTTAATCAAATGGCGGTTGACCAAGATTATTTCATTCCTGTTAGAGATCCGGCAGCTCCTGATCCAATTACAACATTACCAGGAGCAACAAACTTATCTGAAATTGCGGATATTGAATATATTCAAAAGAAATTATTAACAGCCCTTCGTGTTCCAAAAGCATTTTTAGGATTTGAAGAAGTTGTTGGTGATGGTAAGAATTTAGCATTAATGGATATTCGGTTTGCCAGAACAATTAATAGAATTCAAAAAAGTATGTTGCAAGAATTAAACAAAATTGCAATTGTACATCTATTTTTATTAGGATTTGAAGATGAACTTTCAAACTTTACATTAGGACTTAGTAATCCATCAACACAGGCAGACTTGTTGAAAATTGATGTATGGAAAGAAAAAGTTTTGCTTTACAAAGACCTTGTTGCAGATCCAGGAAATGGTATTCAAGCGACTTCATCTACATGGGCTAAAAAACACATTTTTGGATGGTCTGATGAAGAAATTAGATTGGATTTACAACAACAAAGAATTGAAAGAGCTGTGGGAGAAGAACTTAAAGCAACTCCAACAGTTATTAGTAAAACAGGAATATTTGATAACATTGACAAGTTATATGGTTCATCTTCAGGAGGAACGGCATCATCAACATCAACTGAACCTGCTCCACCTGGTGGAGATTTAGGGGGAGGTGATTTAGGAGGAGCGCCACCACCACCAGCACCAGAAGGAGGAACTGAAGCACCCCCAACTGAAGGAGCTGTAACACCAGAATCAAGAATGGATAATCTCAATATGTTAGTTGAAAGTAACCTAATTGAGGGCACACAATTTTTAGATTTAGGACAAGGTCAAGATTCTTTAGGAGAAATGTCAAAAGAATTGGATAAGTTACTAAATTCATAATATTTATATCAAAACTACCACTAATGACTTTCGGACAAATAAAATCCATAATTGAAACAAGCTTAATAGAATCCTACAAGAATGAGTCGGATTTTAAAAAATCTTTAAGAGAATTCAAACATAATGTATTGAATAATAAACCTATGTCAAAGGTCTATTCATTATATGACCAATTAACTACCCCACAAGGATTGTCTGAGTCAGATGCCAAAGAATTCTTAGAAGAAGGTATTAATATTATCCAAAAATTATTAAAAGAAATTAAACTACCTAAAACAATTTCCGAATCAAAAAATGAATATTCTGATATTGATACGTTAGTTTATATAAATAAAATTAATTTATCCGAAAGAGTTAGTTCAAAGAAAAAAATCATTAATGTTTTAATCTCAGAAAAAAAAACATTAAAAGAAAGTATTAATATTCCAATTAAATCAATGGTTAGTATTGCCAATCAAACTCTTAGAAGTTATATTGAAAACCTTACTGAACATGATAAAAAAGAATTTTTACAATTAATTTCTGAAGATACTAAAACTTTAGAAACTAAATTTGAAACACTTAGAGAAAGTACTATAGTTAAATTAAATTCTATTTTGGAAAAAGAAGAAGAGTTTGAAATAAAAACAAAAATTTCTGAAACAATAGATAGAATTAAAAATGAAAAATTTGACCAATTAAATTTCTTAAAACTAAAAAATTTAGAAGGGTCTATTTAATTCTTTTTACTCTGAATATATTTCGCCTTTAAAAGTTCGGTTCTTT